TAATGGAGCCGGTGGGAGTATATAAAACATAATTAAATCAACGTGTTTATAGATTTATAACTCCTTTTATAACTCTTTTTCAGAGCAAATAAAAAAACCGCCAGCATAAGCCGGCGGTTCATAGGTATAATTAATTTGAAATTCTTTCTTTTTTTATTTTTCTTTTTCTTCGACTTTTGCCGGATCAATAAAAGTAATTAACCCGTCAGGTTCGACTTTAAAGGCCGGTTGTTCGTGGAGTTCCCCGTTTGCTTTCAGATAATACCAGCCTTCACCGTGTTTCACGAATTGTTTGGATAGCATTTCCCCGTTTTGTTCTGATAGGTAGTACCATGTTTCACGATATTTCACCCAGCCAGTAATCATATAGCCGTCTTTATCGAAGTAATACCATCTATGGTTGATGAAATTCCAACCCGTAACGGTCGCGCCTCGTTTATCGAGGTAGAACCAATACTTGCCATCATAGAACCAACGATTGATTAAGCAATAACCGCTCTCGTTGAATCTGAACCATTCATTATTGATTTTCTTCCAGCAATTTTTAGGATATGAGCCGTCGGCTTCTTCATACCACCAACCGGCTGCCTCTTGTCGCCAGCCAGCTTCAGAATTGACGCCACCTTCAATATCTTTCTTGAATTGTTCGCGACTAATACCCCACTTCGCAAGATATGGATACGGATCAACGTGATCGCTTGCATTTCGCGGTTGATTGTAAGTGCAATATTCGTGAGTTTTAATTCCGGCTAAACTGTCAGAATCAAGCGTTTTGGGGATTCCCGCTTCATCTGCAAGGTCACGCAATAACTTAACGTATAACTTATAATCACGCATGAATTCTTCCTTGCTTTCGTGACTCTCAATTAATTCAACTTGTCCGTATCCTTCGACGTTCCAGCCACCGCCCACGTCCCATGCCCCACGGTCAGTAAGCCACGTTTGCATAACTCTACCATTTCCCACGACATGAGAGAAGAAGCCTAGTTCTGCGTCTTTACGATAGTGGTAATCTGCTTCATTTTGAGCGGTTGAGTTACGGTTACCCGTTGAGTGAGCGTGAATCTGACGATATGGTTGTACTCCCACTTGTGGAAGATTTGTTCTTAATCTGCTTTTGTCAATTTCTACCATTTTTTAATTCCTTTCTGTTATGGCAATGTCGTTGGCCATGCTTCACTTGTTAAGTAAGAGATAGAACTTACTCGGATGTCCCCAATATCTCGGTCAGTCGGTACGGGGTCAGTGAACTGGAAGCGTAACATATTACTGTCGCCCGGCCCACCAAGATACCATGTGCCATACGGGATTCCCTTATCGTTATAAATTCCTCCGATTAAACTAGACTCTGACCGAAAGCCTATCGGTACTCCGTTCAAGCCTAAAATATAACAATTTCTTTCCTTGTCGCTACCTTGCGGACTATATCCAGTACCACCTCTGCGAACAACACCGAACCAGCCCCAGCTTAACCCACCGAATTGATACATGACTGTATCATTTTTTCTGCGAACTTTTAAAAACGAGTTCCCTAGTTTAGATTGGATATTTAAGGTTCGCCAGCCAGTGTCACCAGTTAGCACCTCCCAGCCTTCGTTACCATTTCCATTGCGCTTTATCCACTTCAAAGCACCATTTGTAACCGCTGTATCAACGTATGTCGTCCCGACCGGAGCAGTAACCTTTCTGTTTGGCATACCCGTCCCGTGAATTTCGTATTGGCTCACTTGTCCAGCGGGTGTGTTTGTAGCTGTTTGTGTTGGTAAGTTAACACTACCGCCCCCGTCAGATAAAATAAGCGTGTTTCCTGACAAAGTCAGTCTTTGAGGAATACCAACGCCATCACGGCCATTCTCACCTTTAGGACCAGTTAAACCAATAGGTCCTTGAGGTCCAGCGGGGCCAGTCTGTCCGATTGGGCCTTGTTCCCCACGTTCCCCACGTTGTCCGTCTTGCCCTCGTTCGCCTTGCAAACCTTGAGGGCCAATAGGTCCGGTAGGTCCTTGAATCCCGTCCGCTCCTTTAGGTCCAGTATCCCCTTGTGGTCCACGTTCCCCAGTTTCTCCTTTAGGTCCTATCAGCCCTTGAATACCTTGTAAACCTTGCGGGCCTTGTGGTCCGATTGGTCCACGCTCTCCGGCTTCCCCCTTGTCACCTTTAGGTCCGGGTGTTAAGGCGATATTTTGTAACTCTTGCTTAGTTGCAAACTGACTTGTATCAATTTCTGGTTTAGTTTCAAGTGCTTGTAAACGTTGAATGATTTTTGAGTCGTCATACGTTGTACCTTCAACGTGAATATTCTTGATAGCTTCTTCTAGTTCCGCTTTCGTTACAATGTCAGTTAGTGCCACAATGCGCTTTGTGTCTTTCTCAATGATTGGCAATTCGCTGTGCTTGTCAATTTCTGAAACACGAACCCCAAACGAGAATTTCAAAATATCTGCCGATTGTACGACTTTTTCAGCATAAACGAACCCGTCCACGATTTCATCTGTCGTGATTAAAGCTGTATCGAATGGAATAGATACAAGGTTGTTTTCAACCGTTCCCGCAACTTCCAAAAGCCGATTAGTTGTCTTGAATTTAAATAAAACGATAACTTTTTCAGCGTTAAGCCCGTTCAGCTTCAATTCGATATAAGCGTTATTTTTATCGTGACTGTAAAATTCTTCTTTAACTCTATTTAAGCCATCACGAACGTCAACGCAAACGCCAGTTTGTCGTTTAATAACTTTCTTCAAAGGTTGCCCCCTTTCATTTTAAAATTAAAAGGAAGCCTTACGGCTTCCCTATCTAGTCTTTCTTAGGTTCTGTATAAGTTAACGCTCTTTCACTATCTGAAAGTCCGGCGGTTGTCGGATCATTGACAACACCAACCAATACAAGAAACGCAAATAAAACATTGATAAACACTAGCATTTTATCAACTGTGTCGCCAAACTCTAGTGAAAAATTAAAGATATTCGCAAATGCTTGTGCAAGTAGTGCTAAAGCTGGTACTAAGGCAAGCCAAAAGTTTTTATTTTTAAGTCGTACTGACCAGTTAATTTTATTCATCATCATTTTCCTCTTTAATTTCTAGTTTGAGAAATTTCTCAAACAATATTTTGATAGCACCGTTTCCGCCTAGTTCAACGTAGCTTTCATAAAGTCGTGAAAGTTCTTCGATTTCATGTTGACTTGTATTTCCACGTCGTATTGCTTTTTTAAAGTTTTCTTGCAATCGAAACCGCTGTAACCGTTGCAAGCCTTTTCCGATTAGCGAAAGATTTTTATTGTTATCTTTCCCAATTTCCTCGACTGCATGAACTGATTTTTCAAGATCCCCGATTTTATCCGTAAGAACGTTGATTTGTTTTTCAGTTTCTTTTGTATTCTGCGTACTTTTGAACGAGAAATAACTCGGAATAATCACAATTAAAACGGGCGTGAGTTTATCTAGCAAAGTTATAAGTTCCAATTAAACCACCCCTTTTCTAAAATAGTGGTCTATTGAACGGGTTGTGTATCTAACTCACTTGCCGGCTTGGTAGGTACTTCCCACTTCCAGATACCGATTTTTCCGTTCTGGTACAATTCTTCCAACTGCTCCAATGTTTGCCCTTGATATGTGAATGGCTCATTGACTTGTACCATAACACGTTTCCCTTCTTGGAATTTCTCGATATGATTAGGGTTTTCAAGCGTAAAAATTTCTTGGGATTGGTATGTTTTACCAGTCTGTCCTAAATCGACCAATTCAAGACCTTTTTTGTAAAGTGTAGGATCTAGCGGGTTATCCGTGTCAGTTACCCGAGCCAATACAGACCAGTTAGCAATAGCTTTTACTTCGTTAATCTGTGCTTCTTTTTCTGCTAGCTTTTGGTTATAAGTCTGCTCTTGCGTGATTAAATCCTCTTGTAATTGCTTCACGCCGTCCGCCGGATTGAATTCTGTCGTCACTTGAGCCAACACTGCCTTGATTAAGTCGTCATTTGACTCGTTTGTTCTGTCGCCAATCAAAACACGGTCAAATGCCGTATATGGATTTTCTTGACGGATTGCTACGAATGTACGGTTGTTGTCTTGCAAGTATTTGTTGATAACTGTAAATGTCATATATTATTGTTCCTCTTTTTCTTGTTGTTTTGATTTTACTTCTTCATAGAGATTTTTAAGGCGTTCATCAGATTGTAAAATCCTATTCATTCCCTCAAAACCTAACTTGATATTTTCTAAGTCAGCAAGCGCCTCATCACGCTCATTTTTAACTTGTTGCAACTCAGCAAGCGCTTCTTCATAAAGCGCCTTGTAATTAGAGCATTCAATCGTCTTGTTAGCAAGTTGAATAGCTAAGTCGTTGATGATTTTATCTGTTGTGTTCATTCTTTACCTCATTTTATTCTAACGGGCCGTACAATCTATATGTATATGGATTTGGCCCAGTTTTGTAAACGTGTAACAATTTGAGATTTTCAAATATATTATTAAATAACGTTAATAGGTTGTAACTCGGTCCGCCGGGTGAAAATTGCAAGTATGTACCATCTCCATATTGTACACGAAGCGGGGTGTAAGCATTTGACTTACCTTTATCGGTGTGATTGACAACTAAATTGAATGCATGTTTTCCACGCATATAGATACCAACACCACCGCCAGAGTCGCCACCCATTGCGCCCCAAACATCATTATTAGGGCCTCTAAAAGCAATCCCGTCCTTGTTCCAAGAAGTTTTCCAGCTTGTAGGTCCACTTTGCATTGTTATCAATCCATTGTTCAAGTCAAAGGTTGAGTTGCCGTTCAATGCAGATAACACCCCGCCTTTGATGATATTCCCCGTCAAACCGTCTGCGACAATATTCTTAGCTGAAATATTTATAATTCTAGCTTGATTTGCGTCAATTTCTCCAATCTGCGCCGTGCCAATTTGAGCGTCTGCAATCATAGCTTTTTTAATCGTACCGTCCGCAATATACGTTGTTTCGGGCGTGACTACTAGCTTATTCTTACCGACTTGCAAACTAGCCCCACCCGTCGCTACATTCAAGGCGCTCAATACATCACCATTACTATTAAGGGTCTTGAATGCAAAGCTATCTTTTAAAATAGACATTGTGGTTCTTGTATATTCGCTGTTGTAATCGGTACTATCTACGAAATCTTCGGGAATTAAACGCTTGTCAATAACCATTGGTTTATGGATAACGATGTTGCCCGGTCCTGTCAGAGTAAATCTGATAGAGTACTCGTTCAGCTCGCCCGTTCTCGGGATATCCAAGTAACCAGTGAATACCTGATTGCCAGTTTGGGTAAGTAGTATTTGAGAGTTGTAGTACATCCCAAGACTTGGAGTGTTGTCTAGCAACTGAATTAAAACCTTGCCATCTCGTGGTACTTTATCGACCTCAATTTCAATACGATAGCCAAGGCTTTCGCCTTGTTTCACAAACTTTTTAGTAAGTGGAAAACGAACCCCTAACCAACCCGTCATAGACTCAGTGTAATTAATTCGTATTCCGTCATGATCTCCAAAACTAACACGTTCTAAGTGCTTATCTGTTGCGACTGACGAAATATACTTAGGAATTTTAGTAGGAGCGTAAAATAGATTAGTAAGATTGCTAAATTTCTTGCCTACTTCGACATTAAATAATTCGGACGTTAAAGCCATTCTTGCTATATTCGTAGCGATATTAGAGTCTTCACTACCTAAAATACGCTCGTATAATTGACTCGTTTCTTTGACTCGTTGGAAGTCCACTTCATTGACTTTACCAGCAACTTGGCTTGTGATGTCTGCAATACGTCCGTCTATGCCTTGTTTGTATTCTGCTAACTTCGTTTCATTTTCTCTTGTGAGTGCTTCAAAACGTTGATTCGTACCCTCGACATTTTCAAGGTAAGCACTTTTAGCAACAAAATC